GGGGGGCTCGCCCATGCGTGTCTGCTCTCCTGCCATAGCCATCTGTTGGGCGGCAGCACCGTAACCTTGGCGTCGGAGGCGGCGAGAGGCACGGCGGAACTTGCCACTGGCAGGCCCGATAGCGCGTGCGGGTTGATTTAAAGAAGATCCGCTACCCAGCTCATAGTTAGGGTCTTGCATGGCTGCAAGAGCACCTAATCCGGTTCCATATTGGTTTTGGAACATGACGTTCTGGGCGGCTTCCCCTTTAGATTCGGTTGCGAAGTCCTGAGTCTTAATACCTTCTTTACCCATAAAAGAAGAAAACTGTTCGTCAGTAACACCAGCACCAGTCGCTCTTTGGCGTGCCTCTTTGAGTAGGTCTCCAGTTAAAGCCCCACGTTTAGATAGGTCTTTTAGGCCAGAGGAGACGCCTAGTCTCGTTTTACTCTTTTCGTCTGCTTCCAATTTAGCAAGGGCGAAAACGCGCCTATCTTCGTCGGTGCTCCCCTTAGAGAAGGGATCATCGGGATCATCAGGATCATTGAGAGGAGCATCACTCTCAGCTTTAGCAGGCAGGGAAGGTTTTTTCCGCGCCCTATTTAAAACGTCTTTTTTAATCTGTCCGTCGGCCATAATTACCAGAGGTGTTCACAAGCACAGTGGCTTGCTGTTGTTTTTTCTTTTGCGGTTTCGCAGTTGTGTCTCGCCGTGGTGCTGGATACGGCGAGACGGAAGCCCCTTGAAGTGGTTATTTGCTACAGCAGTAAACTACCAGAATACGTCGCTGCTGTCAACGGAAGGCATTACGGCTTTGGTATCTTATCGGATTCCCAACTTCCCTCCAAAAAACTTTCTCTCTAAGGTAGTAGTATTTAAAAGACTCTATTAGATACTACAGTTAAGGGGAGAAAGTTTTTGGAACGACTTCTGGAAATTCGATAAGATACCAAAGACGGGGTCAGTCCAAAAGGGCTGAGTCGGGATTTTCGAGCATACCGCCGAGACTCTTAATCGTAACCCGTTTCCTGAATCCCGAACCACTTTCCTCTTTTGGCGGGTCCACTGCAACCAGACCCATGCGCTGTCGAGCACAGTCTAACGCCAAGAAGGCAGCGTCCGCCAAGTCAGGAGATCGACCGAATCGGCTTTTGAACTCCTGCTTTGATTCGATCTTCACCTTCAGGGATCCAGTTTTGACCATGTCGTAGTTACGTGCACACATCTCCTGCGCTAAGTCTGATGAGATTCCGTAGATCTGCCTTGTCCGGATAAGCTCCTTACCGACGAACCAGAGTTCCGAGACCCTATTCGTGTAGAGTTCCTCTCCAGTTAGCCTGCTATTCATGCTGACGCGCTTGTCAGACGGTTTGCCGCCAAATGTGACCCTCATGAAGGAAGGCTCCCACTCGCCCGCCAGAACGTCGCAGAAGGGCGCACCTGCGCCTGTGGAGTCCAGTGCTACATTGTCGGCTGTGATGCCGCGCCTTTTGCAGTGGTCAATAATCTGGTGGACGATCTGGTATGTTCGCGGAATTGCCTTGTTCGTCGCGTCGTCGTTGAGGTGGATGGCCTCGCCTAGCTTGCAGACGTATTGCCCGTTACGAGCGTATCCGACCTCAGCGGTATACATGATCGTCCGGTCGCCTCCGTTGGTGAAGGCCGGATCGACGCCCGCAACGGTGGTCGGCGTATCTGCCCAATCCACGTCACCCATTGACCCGCTCTTCGCTAGCTCTGCCTCGCTGTAGATTCCAGTCGTCTCGTCGCTGTCGAAGAACACAGCACGAACCATCCTCATATAGCTTCGGGATTCGGGACCGAGCAACAGTCGGTCCTCCTCCAGTTTAGCGGCGGTCGGGAGCCACGGATACTTCTCCTCGCCTAATAGAATATTCGGGCTGCGCTCACCGTCGAGTCGTAGGTAATGCCCGCTCCACTTTGTCGGCCACTCGTCGGCTGTCTGTGAGTCAATAGATTCCCACCCGCTCTTAGGCTCGGACCAAACACCAAAGGCGTCGAAGCGGCTACTCGGGTTGGACATCCCGATCATCTGGAAGGATGGGTTTTTCGACAGGTTGGAAAGTCCTGCATTTAGGATTGCTTC